ATGTGTCGTTGTCATAGTTTTCATCATCACTTGCATCAAATGTAGTTTCAGCATAACGTGCTGAAACTGGTGCACTTACTATGAATGATCCTGTTTCATTAAATTTAATAACAGAACCAAACTGAGTTCTTCCAGCAGTATGAGGTGAGTTGATTAACTGAGTTTGTGTATATATTTGTATACCTAATTCTGCTAATACATCTGCATCTAAAACCGACACAGTAAGCTTACTATTGATAAATGCTAAATTAACATTGCTAACTTGAATAGTCAATATATTATCTACAGATGCTGCCGCAGTTACATTAGTTATGCCTGCTGAAATAATAGCATTAGATACTGCTGTTGCATTACCTGCAGGGATAGTTACAGGATAACCATTAATTAAAATAGTAGTAGTAGAAGTTACATTACATTCTGATGTACCAACTATTAAACCATAACTGCTACCACCATTAGTATAACGATAGACGGCACCTTCTTCATTTTGATTGTTAACTTCAAATGGTGCACCAATTAATATTTCATTTGCATAATTATCTACATCCAAACTATAACCAAAGTTTGTTCCAATTTCAGGGTTAGCATCAACTGAAGCAAATTGTTGTGTTTGAACAAACTCTGATCCACTAACTGTTACAATATCACCAGCCGTCAATGATGAGTAGATATTCATAGTTGAGCCAACCACAGCATATTCATTGTCATCAATCAATGTACCATTGATACTAACAAAGAGTGGTTCTGTTTGTTGTACAGCGGTCATTGTACCTGATGTTGTCAATAGTTGTAATACTGAACCCCCTCGCTCAGTAGATACAGTGAAAGTAGTTGACGTTGGTGTAGACAATACATAATATACTGTATTCAACGACACTCCACCAAATATAGTGCCAGTAAACACAATAGGATAACCAACCGTTAGAACAGAACTATCAGTACAAGTAAAACGGTCAGTACCTGCATTAGTATCAGTAACCGTTACAGGTGTTGTGATTGGCGTAAATATTAAACCAAATGATTGCGGCGTAGATGGTAAGCTATTGTACGGAGCTTCATATGATTGCACTAATCTATCAAATGAGTACGCATATCCAAAATCAGAGATAGCACCATTGTCTTGATTTGGTGCACTTACTACAACATTATTACCATAATAATTTGTAGCGATGGAATAACCAAAATTGTCTCCGGCACTTAAACCTGAGACTGTTATAGTCTCTGATAAATCATATTGACCATCAAGTTCTGACTTACGATATATGTAAACTAAATTCTGTTCATATGCAGAAATATACAACCATTTCTGATCGCCGGAAAACGCAATGGATGACCCCCAATCAGTTACAGTATTAGGTGCAGTAATAACTTGATATTCTTGTAATTCATTCACTAACGTGTTGATTACTAAATCATAGATATACACTTTTCTATCAGTATAAGAAGCACCAGTTGGTTGTGATACTACAAACAAATTATCTGAATATGTTATTGTAGAACCAAAAGATACACCCTCAGTAATTGTTTGAACAATACTATATGTGTCAAAAACAGGGCTATATGAATAACGGTACGCAACACCTAGAGCCGCATCAGAAATTAAATAACCTAAATTAGTTGTTTGAGCAACTGCACTACCGTATGTTGATGACCCTGTTTTTAATAATTCGTCATTAAACGCATAGTTTAAACTCTTACGATATACAGCCCAAGAACCATCATCATTTTCATCTACCCAAACTTTATTCTTTACGAATTCACTATCAAGTAGCGGTAAGTTGTTAATATCACTTGGCGTAGCTACTCGCTGTGATGAGAATTTCATTGCAACTCCCTGACCTGTTAACGTAGTAACAGATGGGGCTAAACTTAATGCAATAGTTACTCTAAAGTTATCTACTACACTTGCAACAATACGATAACCATTAATATTACTATTGAAATTAACAATAGCAAACGGTTGATATTTAGTTAAGTTATGTGGTGTAGCAAATTGTACTGTAACAGTACCATTCAAGTTATTAATTGCACCTATAACTTGTCCTGCACTAGTTGGTGTATATACTTGCCAAGTGCTATTGTGGTTTGCTAACCATACATATTCATTTACATATAATTTAGACAACGGTGTTATTGCTGTGTTCAATCCATTATAATAATATGATGAAATTTTAATATCATTAAAGTTAGTATAACCTGCGCTAGGAAATAATTTATCAGGGGTATCTGTGGGTAATGTTGGCAATACATTAGGAGTATTAATAGGTCTACTATAATTAAAGACCGAAGACAACGGAACTTCTTGTTGTACGCCGTCGGTATATATACCATTTGTTAATCCAACAATACTAGGATTACCAGTTAATTGATTTTGATTTAATCTAAAATCAACAAAGTTGTTATTAAGGACACCACCAAACTCACCTGTCTTAATAGCCCAGTTTTCATACACATCATAATCAATGCCACCTTGTGGTAAATTCAATCCTTTAAAACTGTTTGCCGCAATGCGTGTACCTTTTTCTTTGATAAGATTTTTATAAACATTAACCTGTGTTATGTCTGTAAGGTCGGCTAATGCCAAATAATCACGTGGACGATATCCAATCAATGACCAGCTTAGTAAATCACTATCTTGGTCTAGATTACTTTTATTTGTATCGTAGAATAATGTGCTTTCATATGAGCGTGTTGAACTATTGGGTAACAAGCCTTTTTGAATTTCATTATAATCTGTTTCTTTCCAATATTGTTCTTCAAATATATCTTTAGCATTTAATACTTTTAATGAGAACCAATATTTGTTTTTATACTTAACAATACTGCCTCTTGTATATTTTTGATTAGGGCTCCATTCTTCAATATTATCTTGATTAAGAATGAAACCTTGAGCATCCACTGTGCCATTCCAATCAGCAGATTTTGTACCTCTTGTCAAAATACGATTTTGACGTAAACCTGTTACTAAATTATATAATATATCGTTGAATAACGTTACATTGTCAAAAACAATACCATGCTCAAAATTGCTTATGTTAAATTGACCATATGCAACAGTATCACCTTCATTCAAAGGTGTTGCACTAAAGAGTGTACTATCACGTGTAACAGATAAATCAGTACTTTGTATTGGATAGAAGTTTTGATTTAATATAAAGTTTTGTCTTTGTAATGTTAATGGTTGAACTACATGACTATCTTTATTAATAGTAATTAAATTGGCAGCAGGATTTAAATTAACAATACTTCCTACTTCCCATCCACTTTGTGTCCAATACAACATCTCAGTAATCATTTGATTCCAGTTAACATCTATACCGGATTCAATTTGGTCAAACAATACACCCTGTGTTAATAAATATTGGCCATAGTTAGCAATGAATTGACTTAGTGATTGCAAGTCAACAAATTCTGTACCATACGGTACAATAGCAGTTTTAGCAGTATAATCTTTAGCAATTTGTACTGTTGTATTACCTACTGTAACCTTATTATAATTACCATTAATTTTTGGTGTTGACGTTATAAAATACGCACTGTCTTGTGAATTACCAAATACTTTCCAACCATTTGTTGTACTTTGTACAACGACACCGCTATAAATTATAGTAGTGATAGGTACATTATCATATAACAATACACTATAGCTTTCATCAGGAATTAACAATGACGCATTTCTACTGTTAGGCGTGCCTTTTTCTACATAGAAGCCAAGCAAACTTTTATCACTAAATCCCGCCAATCTATAAATTAAACGTACATCTAAGTTATTAAATAAATCTGTTACATTTTGTGTTGCATCAACACCAACTTGTTTCTCGTAATCAACAATCCAATTAACATAACTAGTTTTTGGTGTTCCTGTACCATATACACCAATATCACTTATAACTAAATGACTTCTATTATTAACTAAGTATTGATTAAATTCTGTACTATATTTGTAGTTGTCTACATCAACCCCTAAGTTAAAAAATTCTGCTGGTTTAGTAAGAGCAAGTATCTTCATTAAATCAAATGGCCAGCTACTACTTCTACGATATGAGAATTCTGCTGATGCTACATCCCCAACTCTCCATTCATTTCTAAATGTTCGTTGATTGTAATTACCTAATACTGCGTCAAATGGTGATAACAAATCACCTGCACTATCAACTGGTATAACTTTTAGTAGTTGATTTCTTACAAATTCTGGCATAACATATGGATTACCGTTATTCCAGTTAATGCCGGCAGCCAAATCACCCCATAATACTAAGTTATCACTTGTGTAAGGTGAAGCACCATAACGTGCTGTCCACCAACTTGGCTCTTGTGCAAATCCCAACATTTCCCATGGGGTTAAGTTGGGTGTGCTAGTATCATAGAAGTATTGATATATACCTCTCCAGAATCCTTGCGGTATAATCTTTCCATTAATTTTATTAGCAGATTGATTGTAGTTATAACTAAACTGATTGTTTGATTGATAGAATTGTTCTTTGTATTGAATTCTATTTTGTCCAACCCAATTTAAGAAATATTGAGAATAAATCTCTAAGAATTCTTCATATGAATAATCTGTTGTTCTAAAGAAACCGGGTATCACATCATAATCACGCAAAGGTATTATATCAGAAAGTTTAAGATTATTGTAAACACGTGTTTCAAATTCTAATGATGCTTTATCTCTATAATCAACTAACTGACCATCAATATAATCTCCATACAATTTAGTATAAGAACCGTCATGTCCTAGAATAAAATATGTAGGTTGTGAATAGTTACTATCTAATACAACTTCAGGAATGACTGATGGATATAAACCTAATTTAGTAGGAGTGTTAGGAACGTAGCTACCAAATGTTTGTGTATATTCTTTAATTGTTACTATATCACCAGGAGCTAAATCTTTAGTAATAGTAAGTGACGGATTATCAGTGCTTACTGTATAGTCTTGATTTATAATCAATTGAATAGTTGAGGTGTAGTTATCAACTGTGGTTGTCAAGTAAACGAGTACACCATAATAATTAGAAGTAGTAAAATTGTAAATTCTATTTAAAGGGTAGATACTTACGTCTAATGAATTAGCAAAAGTATATGTATTGGTTGCATATGCCGCTTTACTTGGCAACATATCACTCCAAAAGAAAGGTTCTGAATTTGTTTTGTTTTCAGTTATTTGGTCTAATGCATCATCTAAAATATTTGCAGGAGTTTGATAGGCAGTATAATTACTATTATTAACTGTGTAAGCTAGTAATGATTTGAAATTAATATACTGTTGACTATTGTATTGTAATGAGTTGAACAGGTTATGATTTTGTAATCGTAAAAACGTTCCAGGTAATGCTAAACTTGCACTGTTCTGAATTATCTTAGTACCCCATGGCACAAGATTACCCAAATCTCTATAATTGTTTGAACCAAATACATTTCCGGTTGTATCAGGGTTATTGTAGAAAATACTTTGATATTGACCACGAATATCACCCACATTTACTACAGTAACATCTGCATTGAATGGATTGTTTTGTAAATTGATAGGAATTTGATAGTAAGCAGTTTTACTTACTTGGTCACTTAGTAATGTAATTTCAACTACCGTGTCAATTTCAGGATTTGGTACAATAAAGTTTACAACTGTAGAATTTGCACCAATTGTATATGTATAACTTGAACTAGGTTGTAAATCATTGTTTACATACACTTGAATATTAGGCCATACAGTATTAGTAGCGGCTGCAATATCACATGTATATGATGTGGTTGGTGCAGTTGCTACATAATCAAACGAGAAAATTTGATACTGACGACTTTCTGCGACAGCAGTTTGCCAGCCAATTTGTCTAACAACATTGGTTCCAGATGTATAATTATATACATACCCTGTATTAACTTTTTGAGTTATCGGAGTAGTTCCATTAACATAATTAAATGTTGCCCCATTTAATGGCACATCAAAAGAAATATCACCTACGTTATTTACAGATGAGTAGCGCAGTGGTAAACCCAATACAATATCTTTGATACCACTACCAATGCCATAACTGAATAATTTATTACCAGCAAATGATGAACCCAAATAAACATCGGTATTACCAAAACTAATTCCGTCATTATCAAATACATCAAAGTACGGAGCTTGATTTACTGTAGTTTTTTCTTGTGCTCGTTGCCAATCAATACCATCAAAATAAAAGTTTTTACCTTGATTGTTATAACCTTTAAACGCAAATGTACATTCCAATGGTAATACTAATCCATCTGCCGCTTCAGTAAGAGTAATGACAGGTGTTCCTGTACCATGTATGTCCGAAAATCTAACAACATATATTTTGTTTCTTACATTTTCATTTGTATCAACTGAGAATACAATTCTTGCACCATCATACAATGAATAGTTGTCATTTGATAAATCATTTGCTACAAATGATGTATTTATGGTAGCGGGAATAGTAGTTACGTCATCCCAAACAACTGTAAGAGTTAGTGTGGTTGTTCCGGTAATATTAGTAATCTGTGAATTTCTAGGTAGTACATTTGAAGTATCACTTATATACTGACCAATTTGGAATGTGCCGGTAACATCACTTGCTAATATACTAACTGTTGTAGTTGTTCCGGTAACACTTGCAATTGAACCAGTATAAGCAGTATAAACTTCAACATCTGGCCAATATTCTTCTTGCCCAGCTACATATGTGAATGCATCAGGTGTTCTATCATCAAAGAAATCAATCGGGTCTTTACCAATAACACCGTTATTAAACAATCTTAAGTTAGGATAGAATTCAATAATTGGGCGTTTAGCCTTATTGTCCTGTGTTGCATATAAAGTTGCAATAGTTGGGTCATTGTTGTATGTAGCCGTAGCATTGATAACATCAATATGGAACCAACGATTACTACGTGACCATGCATTCTTATCAATACTGTTTCTTGCAATTGTAATATAATCTTGGTATACAGGAATATATAATGTGCTATCATAGTTACCAATGTCATAAGGTAGTGAATCGTAGGGGGTATATGTTCCCTCAGTAAAAGGTTCCGGAGCAATAAGGTCTGCTACATTAATTAATTCAATTGCTGTGCCGACACCTTCAACATAATACTCTCCGTCAACATAGCTTGAAGGGAAAATGTTTCCAGAGAAACTTACTTTGAGTCCATTAGTAAACACTACTCCATTTGGAGATGTATATTGTGTTCTTCCTAAAATATCAGTAATATCTAATTGATTAGATGTATTACTTTCAATCAATCTAATGATACCTACTTTATTTGGACTAGTACCATCTTGGTAATATAGTGTATCTAATATTGCACTTAGATAAGGAACAATATTAATTGTACCTGCTACATTGCGATAAAAGTTACGAGCTTTCCATTCAGTACCGTAGTTTGCAGTAATCTTTTCATTGGTCGGAATACTACTTGCAGGAACTAATCTTATAACAGGGTCAGCTGGATTACCTTCGTAAGTAATTCTATAGAAAGTAGCTGGTACATCTGTATAATACCCACCTTCAAAATTATTAAAATCAGCACTAGTTCCAGGAGGAGTATAGCCCGGTAATCCACCATCTTCATCATATAAAGTTGTATCGTAAAACTTAGAAGTAAATCCTTGTTCATCTACTACACCGGTGTTGTAGAACATAACAGTAAGACCTTCAAGGCCTGTTACTCCGTCAATGCCACCTAGAGCACTTACTAATTGACCATTAACTTGGTCAAAAGGTAAGGTAGATATAACATCAACTAGATTATTGCCCGGAAAGTTATATTCATCTTGTGCATTTTTATACGGTACAGTGAAAATTACTACACCTACGGTTGCGCCATTGTTCTCAACACCCAACACATCACGTGTTTGCACATTTAATTGCTGTGGGTCATAACCAGTTATGCCCGGTTTTCCTTGAATCCAAAATTCTGTAGGTTGATTTACGGTAAAAGTATACGTACCGCCACGAATTAATGTCAGTGTAGGATTAGTTGTACCTGCAGGATTACCATCACTTGATATATTATAACCATTAGGTAAACTTTGAACATTATAATCTGTGGCTGTGTAAACAATATCAGTTGATATATTAACTGTTGGGGCACCTGTAGGTAACCAATAATATTGGTTAAAGTTAATAATCTTATCTAAATTAGTAAAGCTATCCCAAGAATAGAATTGACTATTAAACAATCTATCGTTGTTATCTGTAATAGCACCTTCTAATTTTAATGCGTCAATGATGCCTGGATAGCTTATAAAATCTTTAGCAGTACTTGTATTTGTTTTAGTAAAGACAACACCTGGATCTAATTGATAGTCAATTCTTGTTTTAGTAGGTTCAATTACATAGTTGTCTTTAGCATTTATACCATAACCAAATTTGCTACCAATATAACCCTCAATTCTCATTGTATTAGGTTGGTCAACAATTTGATCCAGAGTAGCACCTAAGAATTGTGCATTAGTAGGTGTTTGGAATATGTCTGGTAAAAAGTTTAGTGTTCTAATTCGTGCTGCCATTATAACTCTCTGGTATTATATAGTACTTATCTTATTTGTAATTGCGCCGGTGTGAGAGCCGCTATTACTACAACATCATTTGCAGTTGCACCGTTAACAAAAATTTCAAACGGTGCAGATTTAATTTCATACAAGTCACCAAAACTCATTGTAGGATCATTTGGTACAAGTACCACTGAACTTACAAGGTCACCTAGTTGTGCGTGTAAATATGCACTTAACTCAGAGAAGTAGAAGGTGTCTCCAAAGCTCCAATTGTTAATACTAAAATAACTATTCATTGCTGATAACACAGCACTACGTATTTCACTATCACTTGCATTTGTTGATAATGATTTAATAACTTTAACTGTTCCTTGTAACTGTGTGGGTGCTTTAGTTCCAAATAAAGGAACAAATCGTACACTATTAGGTACTACACTATCAGTTAACATTTTGAACTCATCTAAATTACCATATGCTTGTTGTAATTCATTAATTGTAGGTACGTTAGGTTCAGGAATTGTACCAGTAGTATCTTGTATCCAATTAGTATAAGAAGTATAATATGCTTGCGTTACCAAATATAAATCAATAATATTAGTTGTAGCCGGATCAATACGTGTTGTATTATTACTATTATGACGATATTGATATGCTATCTGTTGTCTACCGGGTTGCATTGAATATTGTGTTTGTTCTACAACAATATAATACGGAGTTGTTACACTAGTGTCTTGTACTGTTGTATAAAATATATTATCACTATAGGCATAGAATACTTGTCCTAACGGATAATCATACTTGACCACTTCAATGTTAGATAAGGTTGGGTATTGATACACAACATCACTTGTTGATATCAATTGATAACGTGATAAGTTAACTGCATCTTCAATTAATTCAAAGAATGTGTATATACCTGTATTATTTCCACCAGTCACATAACCAGTAACTGTTTCAAAAAAGTCTGGATCTGTTACAATCTCTTTATTGTTAACGTCAATACTTGCAACTTCTACTTCAAAGTCATTAACATATCCATCACTCTCAACCGTTTGACCAATAATATTAACCTGTACAGGTCTTGCCAATGGATAGTTACTACTTGGTTGCGTGTTAGATGGCAATACTTTAACATAATCTGCTAATATCTTACCTGTAAACGGATCATATACTAACTTACCGGTTTCATACCAAAAACGTGTGTCAGCAACACTACCAAAATAGTAACGCAATGATTTATATGCGATTTGATATCTGTTGCTTCCTACACTATTGAAGTTAACAAACCAACCTGTTGCATCATACGCATCAATTGACCAACGATCTTGGGTGATTAGTAAAGAGTTATTGAATATTAAACTAAAACTCTGATTTAGTTCCATTCTAGTAACACATTCATTAATAACTGCTATAGGCAATGTGTTCCCAAATGATGGAATAACCTGTGTTATAATTGCTCCAGTGGGAATAAATCCATTTAGTGTGACTGGACCTGAGCCGTTGCTGAAATTACCTGTACCATTGTTATAACCATCACCAATTACACCTAATACCGTTGTCCAAAAGAACGTTGTATCACTTGCACTTGCAATACCATATACCAATCTATTATTCTCATCAAAATATGCACCAGCCGGAGCAGTGACTTTAATCAATGCACTCTTAGTAACATATTTCATATTATGTGTATTATATGTTCCAGTTGCTATTGGTGTATTAGCTGACCCGTCGATGTTATAAAAGTAACCAGTGATACTATTTGCGTCTACAGTACTTGTATTCCAATATACAGTACCATCACCGGTAGAGGTGTTGATGTTATAGCGGGGATAATTCTGAAGATAATATTGTCTTGCTCTATTGTCTGCTAACGCAAGTGCCAATGAATCTGTTAAGAATTTAATAATATCACCGGTATTAGTGATAGTTAATAACAGATTACCGTTATCATTGTTTTGATATAGACCTCCGTCACTTGCAAATGAATTCGTGCTGGAGTATTTTCCTGTAGGATCTAGCAGGTCTAAGTTTTTAGACACACCAATAGAACTGCGATTAATAGCGGCACTTTTAATAATTGAACTGTATAATGTATATGGAAAATTTGTATAATCTTCACCATTAACCATTCTGTTTTGAGTATAATATCGAGCAGGGGCACGTAGTTTAATATTTGCTAATGTTTCTCTGGCTTGCGCTGTTGAAGCTGGTGTTTGTAATGATAATCCTATAGTAAGTGCTTCTGTTCGTCCTGCTCTACTAATATACTGTATTGTTACTTGTACTCCTTGCATTTCAGTTTGGTCAATAGTATATGTCAATGCATTACCGCCACGTACATATGCCCTAAAGGTTCCAACTGGAGCTTCGGAAAATACTCCATCACCAAAAGTATAACTAACTTGGTCGTTGAATCTTGAAACAACTGAGAATACTTTTTTATAACTAGTTTCAGTTTGTAATGATGCATTTGCATATACACTGTCTACTAATCTCCAAAGCGTCCTACCACCATTGCTAGCATTCAATTGGTATAACCAAGTATCAGTGTTATTAATACCTTGAATATCAATGTCAACTACTTGATTACTAATTTGTTGGGCTAAGTTAAAATCATAACTCTGTAATGTGCCTTGTTTAAAATAAAAGAAGAATCCTGTATTTGGACTACCGTAACCCAATTTATCATTGCGGTACATCATATTCATCTTGCCACTTGGTGCAGGAGGAATTTCATATACATAATCTTGGTCTAAACTTGTAGCACTGACTAACTCAAAGTTCATGTTAATCGTATCTACTGTACTAGAAAATGGTACGATAGGCAAACTAGTAGGAGGAATATTTAATGAGTATTCATCTGTCTTAATACCTAATAATTCTTGGCTATTGCCCGGGCGGCCAACTCGTTGACTGTTGATTAATGCACTATTAATAATAGTATTGAACTGCTCTAACCAGTTAGCATTTGCAGGATCATTCCATAGTACAGTTTGGTTGCTTAGATTGATGCCATTCACATCTGTAATATTCTCAGTTGTGCTAATGTTTGTAACCTTAAGATATCCCTGACCGGCAATGTTTCTTTTTGGATTATAGCTTACTAAGTTGGCAAGTTTGATAACTGAATCTCTACGTTCAGCAGTATCAATGAAGTTCTCACGGGTGTTCAAGTCATTACGGAAAGCAAGACCCTGTCCCATAAACGCAATAACGTCTAATAATGCAATAAATTCACTTGATTCAATGTAATCGTTGAAAGTTTCAGGATAATAAACACGCAGATAGTCAATGAAACTCTTACGCAGGGTCTCATAATCGTAGCTTTTAAAATCGGCTTCACGAAACGTTTGATAGATTTGTTGCCAATTCTGTACACCAAATATTGCTGATTGTCTTGAACTTGTAGCCATAGTTATTCTCTTTTAAGTATTTATCTTAAATGAAAACCTTGGTTTTTGTTATTGTAACGTGGCAGTATTAGTTAGATTATTGAAGAAAACGTTCAATATTTCAGCATTATTGAAGGGTGCAATAGCTAATTCTACTTCAAGTAGTATACCGTTTTCCTGCTCATAGCTCTTTACTGTATTGATAATCAATCTAGGATCATTGCTGGCAATTCTACGAATTTCGTTCTCTATTTTCAAACGAGTTTGTGCATCATTTGGCTCGAAGACAAAGCTCCATATAGTAGAACCATACTCTGGATTACCAACTTTCTGTCCTTGTTGAATGTTTAATGAGTTGACAAAATCTCTAACAACTAATGCTTCATCAACAATACGATACTTTTTACCCGGAATAGTTGGTTTTAATACGCCGCCTGTGCCACCGTCAATGCCAGTACTGGCATTAGTTGTTTTTGGCTCATTTGCCCCAATTGTTGAAAATCCTACGTATGTTGGCATATTGTTATCCTATAGTATATTTATGTGAGTGTATTAAGTTCGTCGGTTATCGACAAGATTTTTAGATACGCAGTCTCATAGGTCTTCTTCAGTTCTGCTATTGTTGGGTCTCCTGCCGGCAAAGTTTCTACTGCATCCATCCATGCTAACTTTGCTGTTTTTGTAATTTCAAATTGTTCATTAAAACGTTTCCGTTGGTCTCTACGTTTTTCATTAAAAGTTTCAAGTGTAGTCTCTGCTACCGATTCACCGGTTGTTGCAGGGTTACCTGTATAATTTGGTACCGGTATCTTACTGCTTCCAAATACGTTAGTTAATTGACTTGATATACTATCACGATTAGAAGTATTCAATCCTACAATAGGCATCTTAATCTGAATTGCACCACCTGAACTTAATGCAGATATTGATGAACTCAATTGTGCGGCAGCGGCTGCGCTTAGTCCTGTACTTGCTAATGCTTGTAATGATGCACCGGGTTGTTTTAATTTGTCAAGCAAACTACTTGCCGTGTTACCAATATTGGCAGTACTAATTGAGGCAGTTACTCCTGCTATGGCATTTTTAATATCAGTAGTGCCGGGTACCAAATTGACTGCGGCTACGCCTTTACTAATCACAGTTGATACTACATTTTGTGCTCCAGGTAAATTACTTAATCCACTAGCAACACTAGCCGGTAATGTGGAGCTTACTGCACTTTGAACATTTTCAAGTGCTGTTATTGCATTTGTTACTCCTCCTGTGGCTGTAGTAACTGCTGTGGTAACTGCGGCAACACTAGCCGCACCATTAATAGCAGATGAGGCTGCTCCTGACGCAATGCTAGCAACATCTACTCCACTAGTGGTAACTGCTGATTTTACTATATTTGCCGCATCACTTAAAGCGGTACCGGACGCTTGTATGTCACTTGCTGCCTTATCGGCAATTTGTTTTAGATTTTGAGGTACACCTGCTTTAAGAGCCGGGAACCCTTTTGTAATTGCATCAAATGCTGAACCAGCTAATCCTTTAGCACTATCTAATAATCCACTTACACCTCCACCAAGTTTTTTTGTTATTCCAGTTAATGATGTTGCAATAGAACTTAATCCACTTGTTACATTAGTACTTAGATTAGCGGCAAAATTACCTGATGATATTAGATTTTGTGCAGTGCCCATTAATTTGTTTACTGATCCGGTTGCATTTGCAACAATACCGGAAACTTTTGATCCTACGGTACTTGCAGAAGTTTTTAAGAAATCTACAGTACTTGCTAAACCAACTGTTGCTGTTGCTGTAACCAATCCTGCAATTTGCCCTGAAGATTCATTGCCTGTTATAACACCGGCCTTAGTTAATTGGGTCTGTGCTATTTGGAAGTTAGCGACCTGTGCTTTAACTTGCGCTGTAGAATTATTAACTAAGTTAGTTAATGTTTCTGCTCCGGGCACACCAGTAAACAAGTTATTAGTCAAGGCTTGTTCAACTGTTTTTCCCGAACTAGTTAATGAGTCAACTAATGCGGCTGCCCCTTGTTTAATTATTCCTGCGTTCTGAAGTGCTTGAGGTGTTAGTGCTGTCTTACCAACTACTGCTACCCCGTCTACTACCCCGGCGCCTAAATTAACTGCGGCTGCTGTTATCCCACTTCCAGCCTGAGTAGCAACAGCACTAACCATAGCAGTAGTTGGTAATGTAGGTAATGCTTTACTGATTCCTTCAGTGACCGGTACTGTTGCGGCTGCACTTGCTGTCACTGGGGTGTCTGGTGTACTTGGTACTTGCTCATTTGTTGTTGCAACTGCCGAAGATGGTGCACTTGGAAAGTTTGCACTTGCACTATTATCTACTTTTACATCTACCCCTTGATTTGCACTATTCCATGGACTGTGTGCAGGTGCTCTGCTTACAACACTTAACAATGCACCCGGTGCTGCCGCCCAACCTTTTGTACTATCGTATAATGTATCAGTATGAGCAATAGTAGGTAGTGATTTAACTTCTTCTGGTACTAAACTGGCCGAACCCGTATTCAAATTGACTTTGCTACCATTTATAAATGTTGCGGCTTCACTTGCAACTGATGCTTCTCCGGCGCTAGCTAAACTCATGCCTCCGCCAACTTTTAAAGTATATTTACCCAATGATTGTATACTGTAGTCAGTACCTATTCTGAAATCAGTTTTCTTATCACTGTTGACAGCTACATTTTCAGCATAAAGATTAAAATCTTTCTTGGCATGCATATTGATATTGTTATCAGCATGTAAATTTAAATCACCTTGTGTTCTAATGTTAACAGAGTTAGTAGCGTACATATCAATCGTACCCTCTTTACCTAACTCAACCCAACTTTGTCCGTTAGCGTGAATGATGAATAAACATTGTCCATCATCACTCATTAATATCTGATGTCCTAAACTGCTACGTATTCTTACTAGTTGGTCTCTACCAAGTAAATCACCGTCATCCATTACAATACTATGACCAACTCTACGTGAAGTTATTTTTAAACTACTTTGTTGTTCTCCACTGGTTGCGGCTTCTGCAATCGTTTCATCTGTAAAGCCACCTTCATAGATAGGTCTACCGGGAGTATTAACTCCCCAACCAACACGACTAGGACTTTCACGTTGGGCACTAGTACCTATTGTACCTCGTATTGTATCTCTAATTAAACCTTGTTGATTTAATACGCCGGCAAGATAACTGTTAACTGGCTTTGGTTCATCATAGAACGTTGGGCTCTCGTTGATTGCATCATTATTTGTGTTGATATTAGTTACAGGTAATTTCTTTGCACCACCATAACTATTTGCTTCACTTTCATTCATCACTGCTGTTTCTGTTGAGCCATTTGCTGGAACCATGAATAATGCTTCGGGCTCAGGTACACACCCAATCCAATAACCATAGTTAGGATCACCGTTAACAAATATACATATGACAGTTGTACCTACATCAGGTGGACTTGTCCACATACCATAACTAACCGAGTTTTGTAAATATGTTCCGTATCCTGTCTTGTCACCCGTGCCCTCAGTTAGGCCATAGAAAGGTGTCATGTAGTTTACTGTAACCCAGCTGTTACTATCGTCAGGGTCAGTACCTCCCATGTCACTAACATACACTCGTAATCTACCTGAACGTATAGGATCAATATTATCTTTCACTACTCCAAATAAAGGTACGGGACTAACTACTGCACCGCCGGCGCCTAGTTTATTTGCGCTTGTTGCGCCTTTTGGTTTAAAAAGATTATTTGCCATTATGCACCTTCACCCGGTCTTGCTCCAGTAAGTAATGTTGTATCTTGTGTTTCTCTACCAGCATCAGGGTTTTGAGAATTTGTTAATCCATTTTGAGTTTGACCAGAACTTTGCACACTATCATCGTTGGCTACACCCAGTCTAGTACTTGCAGTTGTAGTTGTAATAGGTGCAGTACTATAGAACAAATCAAAATCTGCCGCTTGTTGTATTGCTTCATTAGATGCAACTTGTTCATCTATTCCACTAAACTCATCAGTAGTGTAGCCAGATCCATATGATGTGCTACTGCCACTACTTGGTGTAGATCCTTCTCCACCTTGATCGGTACCTGTACGAACATCAGAACCAGATAAACTAATTCGTCTAGGATCAGTTGCCGCGAAGGCTGCTCTTGCATTATTTGCATTCTCTGTAGTCAATGCCAATCCTGTTCTCGCGCCTGTAGCATCTGTTGTATTTGCTCTGCCACCTAAGGCTGCAGCCGGTGTTCCTACTACGCCAGGGAAATCATTAATGTTCATGGTTAATGTTTGTGTAAACTTACCACCTTTAAAGTAATGTTCTATTTCAGTTACCATGTAACTAACACCTTTAATTTTGTTAGCTACTGCGGCTGGATAGTTCCAAAAATATATTGATGAGTTAATATCCATTAAGCCAGTATTATTATTATAATCCACTGCTTCCTTAAAATCTATCTCAACAAATACTTGTCCACCGTTAGGATTGATAGTGAAACCATCGCCACCATAAAACTGATTATAAACTTGATTTACACTTGAAGGAGTTTCTTGTGCTAGATAATCTGGATCACCCAATATAGTAACCTTAGCTTTGGCATAAGCACCGGGGTCATATAAACTAGTCATATAAGCATTTTGTGCTTCCATACCAACGTCTACTTTACCTGTACTATCTTGATTTTGTTTCTTATTTGGTTCGGTTGGTATATTTGCACCACCACCTTGACTTGCTGGATCTCCATTTGGTGTTAGTGCTACGTTGAAATAAGTATTATCCATAGTCTGTTCATATGATAATACTTCACTATTTTTACCAGTGAACCAATATTCATAACGCTTATGTGGTCCATAATACTTGCTAGATTTTGTATAAGGTGACGATGCAGCCGGTGTTTCATATGGTTGTACTACATATGTTATCTCGTATGCAAAACCACCTACTTTAGTATCAAACCCCAATGTCTTAACTTCTGTACTTAAATTATACCATTTGATTGGTGGTACATCTTTCTTTGTTACAACTTCAGGACTATTAGTATCTTCATCAGGTTCTTGACTGGCAACAAATATAACTTTAAGTGCATCTTCCATGTATGAACTTTGTTTTATAATGTTATTAATAGCTTGTGGTATGGGTGTGCCTTGTTTAATACTAATTAGTCTTTTAGTTACGTCCGGCACTGCACTTAAACTAGTAGCCTCATTTACTTCACTACTATTATCTGCTCTACCCATTGGAAGTTTAGCTTTATCTGGATCGGCTTTACTAACAAGACTTGCATTTTGTAGTAGACTAGTATCACCTACAAATCTAACTTTATATACGTTTGGTATTTCTATTGACCCTTGAGTTTTTAGTGTTTGTTGATTTTCATTTATTGTTTTTAATAAACTAGTAACTCCGTCACCTTCACCATCTAACGCTTGTTTGACTGTGCTAGCAACAATTGGAACATTGTTATCTGCAACACCTTTAGCTGTTCCCAATGCAACACTTGTTGATATAATTGCGGCTGCTATATTATATGTTGTTGCGCCACCATTGATTTTAAACTTCATACTAGTTAATATGATATCGTAAAATCTTTCATACACACCAGATGCGTCCGGGCTTGTATTAAATGTGTCATCTGCAAATACTTCGCTGGCATTTGCTATGTTACCGTTTTTATCGTACCCTTGAAATCTAATACCCAAAACAAAGAACTGCTTACTTGCGTTCATTGCTTTGTCATAGTTCTTTAACTTGCTATTCTTTTTTAATGCATCATTGGCTCTTTTAAGTTTAGTAATAAAAGAGAAACCATATGGTTCATATATGTTAAATGATATTGCAGTGACATTACTAGCTGATTGTGTACTTTTACCATTAACGGCAGTTTTGATTTTTAAATCATCTATGTAATAATCTAAATCAAAGCCGGGTGCTCTCTGACTTGTTTTATTATTAATACCACCCGACTGTGCTATCAAGAATGCGCCACCTTTTGTAGCTTGACCATTACCATCTTTTGCAGCCAATGCATTTATATTTTTTCTACCTGATAATTGAAATGCATCATATGCATCAGGAGTAATCATATACAAGCTTAATTGGTATGTATAACTACTGAAATTACCTAATGGGTTTTGTAATCTACTTCCAGGCTTAGCTGTTTTACCAACGCCTTTATCTACTACACTATTGCCTGCAGGTGTTTGAGCTTGTCCCGATTGTGTTTGTCCTGCAAAACTTTTATTGATAGTTTCTGTTTCATCACTACCAGTTGCAGTAGCATTGTTTTCCATAGCGGCAACTCTAGCGGCATAATCAATATCATAAGTAGAGTCGTCTCCCCCGGGTGTGCCACCCAAATCATTGTCGTCAGGGGTAGAAGATATTATCTCACCGTAATCACCATATAATATTGCCATTTATATACCTAAT